GTTCCTTTATTAACTAAGGATTGAGTTGTTAATCCACCAGGAACTCTGGATCTTTTAATAAGTTTTCTACTACCAGCAGAACCTACTATACCACCAGCTTGACTTACTTGTTTTATTGACTGATATTTGGTAATATCAATTTGTAGATAATCTGTAGAGTCCGTCATTGATTCTAACGGATATCTTAATAATCCACCTCTTGCTTTTATATGAGATTCTTTATGTGCAGTTGTTGAACCAGTATTATTTTTAGCATAACTAGACGATATTATATCACCTGATTTTTCTGTCTTTGCTGCTTCTTTTGCTGCTTCTTGTCTTCTTTTAGCAGCACCTCTACCCATTTGTCGTTTATTTGGGTCTACTGTATATTTTTTATTCCATGCATCAGGGTTTGGTTTTCTTCTACCTTGAATAACATTATTCTTTTTAAACTTTTCGGGGTTTTCTGCTCTATTTTTAGCAGCTCTCTCCTGTTGTAATCTTCTATCTCTGTTTCTTTGTCTGGCTCTACTTGACATTATCGACCTTATATATTAATTTTAACTATTTAGACGGATTTTTCCATAAGGAATAGAACGTAAAGATTCTATCTCTTCTGAATTAACAATATGTAGGTTTCCTACCATTTCTTGCCATGTATATTGCCTTACATTTCCCCAATGAAAATTCAATCCTTTGAACCCCCAATTAAAAACATCTGTGACTGCAACCAATGGAAATTCATCATATTGAATACCTGGTGTTTTTGGTTGATATACAAAAGTATAATAATTTCCTGCTTCAGGAGCTCCTTCTGCTTCGGGGAGTGCTTCTAATATTTCTAGCATTAAATCATCAGGACTTTCAATTCCGATTAAGTTATCTGATATTTCTGCGATTCTATCTGCCATTATTTAATACCTAGTTCGTTCTCTGTTAAGACTTTAAATTCTAATTTACGATCCTTACAATATTCTGTTGCTGCTTCCCATTTTGCTTGGTTCTTTGCATATTCACATACCTCACGAATATATGATTTAGTTTTTATTTTTTGCACTTTAGGTTCTATACATTGCTTCTTTGGTTTTATTTCAATTACATATTTTTTAATTTGTCCATTATTTTCTCGTACCTTAATATAGAAGTCTGGAAAGTATCTATGAGCACGATTATCTATTGGAGACAAATAAGGAATAAAGAATTCTTCACTTCCCCACTCTAAAATATTTTGATTACTATCACAATATTTCATGAACTTTAGTTCCCATAAAGAACGGTATATTATATTGGTATAATCCCCTTTATACTTCTTAGGAATGCTTGGTCTGAATTTTCCTTTATAAGCCATCTAAATAGAAATAATATAAGACTCGTAAGGTATTTAGAGTGGCAAAGGGTATAGTACAAAGAATAACGATGGATGAAGTCAAGTTAAAACTTGGCAAGCTGTCGTTGACGAATCAGTATCAGGTTAATTTTTCAGCTTTGAATAAAACTATAACTGATTTTCTTAAAGATTCTGGAATTGATAATGCTGATATTTTTCTATCTAGAGATGTCGGAATTCTTTGTTCTGATGCATCATTACCTGCTAGTGCATTTGCAACAGGAGAAGTAAAGGATAATTTTATGGGAGTACCGCAAGAGTTTGCCCATACCCGTTTATATACTGATATTGATTTTACTTTTTATGTTGATGAAGATTATACATCTTTAAGTATTTTTGAAGGATGGATGGATTATATTTCTAGTGGAGCAGATAATATAGATCCTGATGAAAAAGCATATTTTAGAAGATTTAGATATCCAGATGATTATAAAGTTAATACAATGACTATTGTTAAGTTTGAAAAAAATATTGAAAGAACTTTGATGTATGAATTTAAGAATGCCTTTCCTAAATCTATTACATCTTTACCTGTTACATATGGAACAGCAGATTTAATGAAAGTTACAGTCAGCTTTAACTATGATAGATACGTTGTAACAAGAAGTTAAAATTACTCCTATAAATAAACTTACTGAAGTGTGAAAACATTATGCCATTACCAAAGATTAATACTCCGACTTATGAGTTAGTTATTCCTTCTACTGGAAAAAAGATTAAATACCGTCCTTTTTTAGTAAGAGAAGAAAAAATACTTATTCTTGCATTGGAGAGTGAAGATACTGCACAGATAACAAATGCTGTGGTTGAAATATTATCAGAATGTATTCTTACAAAAGGAGTTGATGTTACTAAACTCGCTACTTTTGATATTGAATACTTATTTTTAAATGTTCGTTCAAAGTCAGTTGGTGAAACAGTTGAAGTTAATTTGACTTGCCCTGATGATGACATAACATCTGTTGAGATGGAAATTAATATTGATAGTATTAAAGTTCAAAAAACTAGAGGACATAAGAATATTGTTAAACTTGACGATCAATATTCTATGAAACTTAAATATCCATCTTTTGATCAATTTATTGAAAGTAATTTTGATACGAGTGTAGATACTAGTGATGTTGATAAATCATTGAATATGATTACTAATTGTATTGAAATGATTTACGATGAAGAGGAAAGTTGGGATGCTTCTGATTCAACTAAACAAGAATTGGAAGAATTTGTAGAGCAATTGAATAGTAAGCAATTTAAATTAATTGAAAAATTCTTTGAAACAATGCCTAAACTATCTCATAAAGTTAAGTTAACAAATCCTAAAACGGGAGTTGAATCTGAAGTGGTATTGGAGGGACTAGCAAGTTTTTTCACTTAGGTATGGCTCATACAAGTCTTGAGTCATACTATAAGGTAAATTTTGCCTTAATGCAACACCATAAATATTCATTAACAGAGCTAGAAAATATGATTCCTTGGGAGAGGGAAGTTTATGTTACTTTATTAAAACAGTATATCGACGAAGAAAATCTGAAACAAAGTGCCAACAATTAACCCAGAAGTAGTACCTTCTAACGTAAAACTAAATATCACTAACATGAAAACCATCTTTAATGGTGGTGGGAAAGGTGGTGCTATTGTTCCAAAGAAAGGTGGTGCTCTTGCTCGTAGTGGTGGTGCTCTTAGTAGTGAAAAAGTATTTCAATTAAATGATTTTGATCCTTTAGAAAAAAGGGTTGCTGCTAATGAAAAGAAGATTACTCTTTTGAAGAATGTTTTAAAGGCACAAAAACCTTTTGGTGGTAATGAAGATAAGTTAGCAGAAATAAATTCTACTCTTCAAGATATTGGTAATGCATTATCATTAGATTTTGCTAATAGAATTACTGAGGGGAAGGAAGCAAATAAATTAAGAAAAAAGGAAAACGAAGAACGAAAGAAAAATCTTGCTGAGAAAAGTGTAGAAGGAATAAAGGGTGCAGGTAAGAAGTTGGGTGCAGGTATCAAGGGAGTAGCAGCTAGTGTTGTTTCTCCATTTAAAAATGTTTTTGATAAATTAATTAGTTTTGTCACATTATTAGGTGGTGGTATTGCTGCTAATGCTTCTATTGCTTGGTGGAAAAACTTAGATCCAAAATGGAAAGATAGAATATCTAATACGTTTAACTTTCTAGCAAAACATTGGAAATGGCTTGCTGCTGGTGCTGGTATACTTCTTTTAACAAGTGTTGTAGGTAAAATAAGACAAGTATGGAAATTAGTAAAGTTTGTAGGTAAGGGATTTTTTAAAGTTTTAAATGGACTTAGAAAAGGTGCTGTTGCAGCATTTAAAGGAATAAAATCAATATTTAAACATGGTGTAAAAAGAGCTGGAAACCGTGCATTAATTAAAACTGGAATGAAAACCTCTACGAAAGTAGCATCCAAGGTTACCAGTAAGGTAGCAACAAAAACAGCAACTAAGGTTGCAACAAAAGCAACAACAAAAGCAGTAGGAAAGAGTGTTCTTAAAAAGATTCCTTTTATTGGATTAGGTGCAGGATTACTATTTGCTGGACAAAGAGCATTAGCAGGTGATTGGACAGGTGCTGGTTTGGAGTTAGCATCTGGTGCAGCATCAATGGTACCTGGTGTTGGAACTGGTTTATCAATAGCAATTGATGCAGGAACTGTTGCTAGAGATATTCATAGAGCAAAAAATGCGAATGAAGTTCCAAATTTAGAAGTTGATGAAACAAAAGTAATAGTAGAAGATTTACCACCTGTTAAAGTTCCTATACCAGAGAAGAAAGTTCCAGCACCAGAAACAACAGAAGTTGCTTTTATTAGTTCTATTAATCCTTTGAATGAATATATGACTTTAACACCAGCATTGCACGGGATAGTATAATATTATGGCAACTGTTAAACTCCAAGATAGGGAAATCAAAAAACTTAAGATAACTGTAACTAATATCAAAAGTGTTTTGCTTGAAAAGAATAAAGAATTGAAGCAAGTTAAATTGTCTAAAAAAAGATTAGCTAATGCTGCTTTACAATTAGAAAGAAAAGAAGAAAAAGAAAAGAGTGTAGAATCGGTTAAAAAATCTTCTCCACTTACTAGTTTTTCTAAAAAAGCTGGTGCTGCAACTGGTAATATAATTGATAAGATAATGTCTTTTGGATCTATTATTTTAGGTGGAATTCTTGTTAATGCATTACCTGGATTTATCAAAAAGTTTAATGAGATATGGCAAAGTATTAAACCTTTTATTGATGGTGTTAATTCTGCTATAAAAAATATTGTTAACTTCTTTGGGGGTATTACTGAATCGGTAAAGAACTTCCTTGGGATTACAGATAAAACAAAAATAGATGATACTGCACAGAAGGAGTTAGAAGGCGAACTTAAAGAATTGGAGAAAGAATCTGATATTGATGTTAATAGTCTTAATAATGAAGATGAGTCAGTTGAAGTTGATGATGAAGGTAATGTGATTGGTGGTGAAGATGTTATGAGTGATACTGATATTCCAGCAGAAGAAACTAGTGATACTCAAAGTGAATCTGAATCTACTTCAGATATATCTAAGATGATTGATTCTGTTCCATCAAAAGGTGGAGGAGTAAAACCAAATCAAGCTCAGATTAAACGCATAAATAACAATCAGGATTTGGCTAAATTAAATCAAAGAACTTCTACTGGACATAAAACTGTGATTGTTCAAAGACAAGTTGTTGAAGTACCAGTACCAGTATAGGAGGATATAAATGGCAGGAAGTGCAGCAAGAGCATCTAAGTATGCGAAAATGATTATTAATAAAGATGGTAAAACTGCTAATTTAGCAGGAAAAACTACATCTTTTGATTACTATGAGAGTGTATATTCTCCAGAAGTAACTGCTACTTTAGTATTTTTAGATGCTGGTGAATCTATTGAAGCAGATAAGAATCAAGATACACAAAATCGAAAAGGAAGTATTAAAAATTCATTACCTATTACTGGATATGAAGATCTAGAGGTAAAAATAGAATCTAAATCTGGAACTTTAAATTTTACACAGAATCCATTAAAGGTTAATAGTGCTCCAGTAGTATCTCAGGAATCAAATCGTCAGTCTGTTTTTCTAAGTCTTAAATCAAATCCTGCTATTGATAATTTTGATATTAAAGATCCATGTAAAAAATATAAAGGTAGGATTAGTAATACGGTTGAAAAGATATTGAAAGATTTGAATGTTAAAAAATATAGAATAGATGGCACAAGTAATAGTTATGATTTTATTACAAAAGGAAGAGGTGGATTAGATTTAATAAATGATTTGTGCAGAAAATCTATTCCAGACAATGGTGATCCTGGATTTTTCTTTTATGAAACTCAAGATGGACTTAATTTTAGAGCAATAGATAATCTCATTGCTGAAGAACCAGTAGAGACTTATACATATTCTGGTGCTTTAAAGGCAAATCTTAAAGATGATGCAAATGATTTTAAGATTTTATTACCACCTGATATTACAAAAGATCAAGATATAACAAAAGCATTAGAATCTGGTACATATAGTAGTCGTAATGTATTTTTTAATCCTTTAACTTTCGTGACTGATGATAAGATTTATACTATAAAAGATAAAAAAAGTGCTCCTAAAAAAACTTTAGGTAAAGAAGTTCCAAATACAGATAAGGTAAAAAGTTATAGTAAAACTAATTATCATATTTTAGATATTGGTAGTTTAGATCCTAATAATACAGTTCCAAATAATGATCCAAGAGAATGGCAAGCAAAGGCACCTATGAGATATAATCTTCTTCATTCTCAATTAATGACAATACAAGTTCCATGTAATTTAAAATTAAGAGCAGGAAATGTAGTTAAAGTTGAGTTTGAAAAACAAACTAGTCAAAAGGAATTGGGTGGTGTGGATCAACAACAAAGTGGTAGTTATTTAATACTACATCTTTGTCACCATTTTGACTCTAAAAGATCATATACTTCTATGACTGTTGCTCGTGATACTTATGGATTACACACTGGGAAGAATTAGATATGCAGAATAAAATCGATTTAGACAATCAATCATTTTTTGGAAAGGGTGTAGAATTCTGGTTGGGAATGATTGTGTCATTTGATAAGCAGAGAAGTCAAGTATCTGGTGAAAAAGGATGGGGTTGGAGATATAAAGTTCGTATTATAGGTGATTATTCAGATCATGATAGTGTTGAGGATAAAGATGTTCATACAGCAGTTGCTTTAATTCCAACAACTGGTGGAACAGGTGGTGCAGGTAAATCTGCTACTGTAAAATTAACGCAAGGTGATGTTGTTTTTGGTGTCTTTTTATCACCTAATAATGGATTTCCAGTAATTCTTGGTGCTTTAGGTAGAACACCAGATAGTGCGAAAGAAGCAGATAAAAATGGTGATAGTAAGCTTGCACCTAAACCTGGATTTACTTCTCAACAGAAACCAGGTTTAACTGAAACACAGGAATTTACAGGACAGGCTACTGTGGAGACTCCTAAATTAAAAACTGGTGGAGAGCAAGGTGGTGGTAAAACAAAATCAACTCCTACTGGTGATGGTGGAGAATCTGAAAACAAAGGATTAGAAAAAGTTAAAGGTGGACTTGATAAAGAGAATTCTGTTGATGCACTTCCTGATCCAAGTAGAATAAAAAAAGTAGATCAACCTGTAGGGTTTACTGATAAAGCAACTGAAGATTTGGGAGTAGGAGAAACAAATAGAGAAGTTCTTCAAGGTATAGAGAATGAAAGAGCATTGTTAGATGGACAAGAACCTAGAAAAATAGAAGTAAGTGAGACGAAGAAGGAACTAGTGTTGCGTCCAACTGATACAGGAAACGATAGAATAAACAGTAGAAATGCAAGAATTAATGCATTACTGTTAAAAGATAGATATGGTGGAACTGGATATCCAATTACTATAGGAGACAAAACTTATCAACCACAAGATCCAGGATATCTAGATGCATATAATACTGCTGCAGTAATTCCTAGTGCTAATAATTGATGATAAATACTAAAAGGAGATGATACAGCTATGAGCATAATAGGCGGTCCTTTACCAAAAGTTAATGAAACTAAGCAGAAGGAATTTTTTCCTTCTGAACCATCAGTGTTTCCATCTGAACAACAGATTAATGCATTCACTAAGTTGATTAAGGATAATCCTCCTGGTGATAAATGGCAGTCTGCAATTAAAAATATTAAGAATCAATATCCAGAGCAACTTGGAGATATTAATCCATTTTCTCCAGAAGCGATTGATAATTTATCTGACACAGATTTTAAAGAATATACAAAAAGATTTGATGAGTATAAGAAAGTAATTTTTCCAGAAGTTAAAGCAGCATCATTGACTTCTGGAATGAAGATAGTAACTGCAAATCCAGATAAGGATAATTTCTTTGCAGAGACAGAAAGTGCTGTAAGTAATTTTTTAAAAGTAGCAACTAAAGTAGATAACTTTGCTCTTGATCTTCCTGGTGAAATTAAAAGTGTAGCAAAGATGATTAGTGGTTCTTCTAAATCACTTATTTCTAATCTATCAAATTCTCTTGCGGATGGAATGATTGGTTGGGTACAGGGTGGATTAGATAATGTTGCTTCAAAAATATTTAATGCTTATCCAAAATTTAATGTAGCATTGAAAAAAGTTATTAGTGCACAAACAGCATTAATCGGTCCAATTACAAGTATGTTTGGTTCATTAGATTGTTTAGTTGGTAAAGTATCTGATGCTTTGACAGGATCTATTGAAGATATGTTAACTGGATTGGTAAAAAATAGTTTAAATGCTCCAGTTTGTGCTGTTCAGCAGTTTATAGGTGCTATAACTGGTAAAGTTACATCAATGATTGATTCTATTGTTTCTCCATTTGCAAACCCATTAGGAGGAATATTGGGTGGTGGTTTTAAGGTAAAGGATTTTCTTAGTAAAGGAGCTAATTTATTAGATAAACTTCAAGATCCTTTTGGTTGTAAAGCGGAATCACCAATTAAAGAATCTATTGCTACTGATAATTATGTTATTGATGGAGGAGAGAAGAAATCGAAAAGCAGTGTTAAACAGCAATCACTTTTAAATAAAGCATTTGGTGCTGCTAATGGTGCTGTTAGTCAGATAGAGAAAGTAAAAAATGATGTATTAGATGGTATTCCATCAACTTTAAGTAAGTTTGAAGAAGAATATGGACAGTGGAGTGTATTTGGTTCTAAGGTTAGTGAAGCAGCAGATCAAAGTATAGGTACTGATTGTTATACTGGAAATATATTTAAGTGTGGTGCACCGAAAGTTGAATTTTTTGGTGGTGATGGAAGTGGTGGTGCAGGAAAATTGCTTCTTGGTGGTTTTATAGATAAACTTGATGTAAATGATATCTATGGTGATATTAAAAGAACTGCAAGTATTATTGGTGTTGAAATGACTGATAGGGGTAATGGTTATACTGAAGAACCAATCGTTTCTTTCACTGATAGTTGTGAGCAAGGATATGGTGCATATGGTAAAGCAGTTATTGATAAAAATGTAAACTCTCCTACTTATGGACAGATTACTAAAGTTATTATGTTAAGTGAAGGTGAAAATTACCCAGTTGATATTCCTGCAGAAACAGATCCTGTTTATATTAGGGAAGTTATAGTTGAAAATCCTGGAAAAGGATATGAAAATGCCACAATAGAAGATGAATGTTTAGTTCTTAATACTAAAGATGGAAAATGTGTTAGTTGTGATGTTATTTGCCAGAAACCATATACAGAATTACCAGAGATTATAATTAAGAATCCTGGTTCTGGTGCAGTTCTTCGTCCTGTTATGTCAATAACTCCTAAGGTAGTTGATGAAGAACTTCAAGAAGTTATAGATTGTGTAGGTACGGGAGGGGATTAATAATAAGTGGCAAATCAAGAGAATCGCACGGTTGAAATAGTCAACCAAAAATTATTATTTGAGTCTGGAACAGAAGTTGTTGGAGTAGCTGGAAAGACTGCATATATATTACAATCTCAGACTTCTGATGAGGTTCATTATAATCAGAGTTTGCATGAAGGTAGTGGTTTATCTCGTCAATATGCAGAAAAAGCACTACAGGTAGAGTGTGGAGTTAAAAATAAGGATAATGAACAGAGTTATAAGATTCAGGTTCATCATGGTAATTATACTGTTAATGCTGATAGAGGTGCTGTTTTAATTAAAGGAAAATCAATTTGTTTAGAAGCAGAAGATATAACGTTAAAGGCAAAAAGTACAATAACTATTGGAAATAAGAATAGAACTACCGATCAGATTAATCTCAATGCAAGAAAAATTCAAGTTTCACGTAATAATGGAAATCTAGGTGATTGGATGAAAATTAGTGATAAGTATAAAGGATTTGCAAGTTCCTTTGTTAGTAATAGTTTGGGTAACATAGGAGCATCTGCTCTGGGTGGAACAAGTTTATCTTCTCTTGCTAAAGCTGCTGCTACTGCTTATGGTGGTCCTGTAGCAGGTATGGCTGCTGGAGAATTACTTGGTGGTGGAGGAGGAGATTTTAGTCTTGGTGGTTTAGCTAAAACTGCTGCTACTGCCTATGGTGGTCCTGTGGCAGGTGCAGCTGCAGAAGCAGCAGTTAATGAGTATACGAGTTAAGGAGGTAATATAAATGACACAAAGTTACGGTAACCAAAATACTCATAGTGGAGATTCAATATTTGAAGACGTTTATATTTACGGAAACCTTTATTATGATTTTGAAGGTGATGCTTCTTTTAGAGATTTAGAGGTTGATACATTAAAAGTTCTTGGTAATTCATGGTTTGGTGGTATTGCTACGTTTAAAGATGATGTTTTTATTGAAGGTGAATTAGATACAGAATATTTAACAGTAAAACAGAGATTAGATGTTGGTATTGGTGGATCAGCACTTCATGCTGATGTAAGAAAAGTTGAAGCTGGTGCACCAAATTATGCTGAACCTGCACTTGAAACTGTTACTCAGCTTCAGCAGATTAGAGTTGGTATAGCAAATACAGAACCATTACATAGATTCCAAGTTGGTGGACCTAATACTATGGGCACTTACTATGGTGTTGGAAATATAGAGGAGAGTGCAGCTACAACTTTTGTTGTAACTGGTTTAGGAACAGTTGGAATTGGAACTACAACACCTGGTAAACTCAGTACATATGATCCTAATAATCCTGCAAGTGGAGTAATAAAATTAGATTTAGATGGAAGTGTACATATTAGTAGAAATATCTTTGATTCTTCAAAGTCTCCAGGTGTTAATGGGTATTATTTAAATAGAGATGCTAGAGGAATTAGGTGGATAGAAGCATCTCCTATTGCAATGGAGGGAATATATGTTCAAGATGAGGGTACATATCTTCCAACTGTAGGTGCTGCTCAAACATTCTCAACTATAAATTTCTGGGGTACTAATAGTCTTGGTGTAGGTACAGATACAGTAATTGCTATACCTGATCCAGATAATCCTACTAATATTGCAAGAATACAAACTAGAGATTTGTGGGGATATACAACAACAGGTGATGCTAATAGTCCAGTCTATAGGATGACTAAGGTTGGTATTAAGAATAATAATCCAACATATGTTTTAGATGTTAATGGTGATTTTCGTACTACTAGTAATGCTCAAGTTGATGGTAGATTAACTGTAGAATTACAAACAAATTTAAATGACACTCTTGATGTAGATGGTAATACTACATTTAATAGTACATTAGATGCATCCAGCCCTACAAATGCCTCAGTTCAAATGGATGGTGGTGTTGGTATTGTTAAGAAATTATATGTTGGTGGTAATGTGGTGGTGGAGGATGATACTGAAACAGTAGATAAAGATACTGGTTCATTGGTAGTTGAAGGTGGTATTGGTATAGAGAAAAGTCTAAACGTAGGACTTAATGCAAAGATATTAGGAACCGCAGATTCAACTGATAAAGATACTGGTGCATTAATAGTTGAAGGTGGTGTTGGTATTGAGAAGAATTTAAATGTAGGACAGAATGCAAAGATATTTGCAATTACAGATTCAACTGATAAAGATACTGGTGCTCTTGTAGTTGATGGTGGTGTTGGTATTGAAAAGAGATTGAATGTTGGTGGACAGACAATAATTGAAGATACTACTGCATCAACTGATAAAGATACTGGTGCATTAATAGTTGAAGGTGGTGTTGGTATAGAGGAAAAACTGAATGTTGGTAGTGATACAAAGATATTTGGAACCACTCAAGCATCTAGTAAGGATACTGGTGCTCTTGTAGTTGATGGTGGTGCTGGTATTGAGAAAAAATTATTTGTAGGTGATGATACTAAGATTGAAGGAACTACTCAATCAACTGATAAAGATACTGGTGCTCTTGTAGTTGATGGTGGTGCTGGTATTGAGAAGAATGTTAATATTGGTGGTGCTTTAAAAGTAGATTCGACAACAGCATCTACTAATTGTACAACTGGTTCAGGTATTTTTGCTGGTGGTGTTGGTATTGCTGGAAAATTAAATGTTTGTGGTGATGCACATATTTTTGGAGATACATCTTCTACTGATAAAGATAGTGGTGCTCTTGTAGTTGAAGGTGGTACTGGAATTGAAGAGAATTTAAATGTTGGTGGTGATGCTAAGATAATTGGTACTTTAGAGTTAGAAAACTCTATTATTGATAAGTTGAATAGTGTTGGTTTTGATGTTAGTAGAACAAAAAATGATTATAGATTATCTGCTGTTGGTAGTGGTGTATCATGGAGACCTTCTGGTGTAGATACTGAAAATGCTATTTGGGTTACTGTAGATGGTGATGATAATAATAGTGGATTCTTAGAAGGTGATGCAAAGAGAACTGTTGGTGCTGCTGCATCTATAGCAAAAGAAGGAGATACTATTATTATTCGTTCTGGTAGATACACTGAAAACAATCCAATTGGATTGAGAACTGATGTATCTGTATCTGGTGAGGATTTAAGACTTGTAACTATTATCCCTCAGAATAGAACTAAGGATGTCTTTCATGTTAGAAGAGGATGTTTAATACAGAATATTAATTTCTCTGGTCCTCCTGAGGATGGGCAGGGTGGAGTTTCTTATGCTCATACTGATGCAGGTGCTGTTGCGTTTCCACCTACACAAGCTGCTGTTACTGCAGGAACAGATTTCCAAGCAGTGACTGGATTTACTGATTTTGGTCCTGCTGATGAGGGTTCTAGTGGTAGGTGGAAGTCTCCATATATTAGAAACTGTACTAACTTTATGTCCAAGAGTATTGGTATGAAGATTAATGGTGATTTTGCAAATGCTGATTTTACAGGAACCAATAATCTTGGACAGGATTTAAAATCTATGGTTTGTGATTCATTTACACAATATAATGAGGCAGGTATTGGTGTTTCTATTTCTAATATGGCATATGCCCAGTTAGTTTCCATCTTTACTATTGCATCTGATATTGGTATATCATGTGTAACAGGAGGACAATGTGATTTAACAAACTCTAACTCCTCATTTGGTAATGTTGGATTAAAGGCAGATGGAATTGGTATTACAGAATTTACTGGTACAACTTTTGGAGATGTATCTGCTGAGAATGATGTATTTCCAATTACTAATTGTACGGATAGTTTAGGTAGATTTAGAAAACCTTTTGATGGACAGGGATTATATTTTAAGATTAATTTAGATGACTATACTGATATAACTGGCACTGGAATTATAAATGCACCTATGAAATTATACAGAGGTATTACTGTTGTTAATGGTGGTAATCCTGGTGATTATACTGCATCTGCTCCTCCAGTTATTACAGTTCCTGCTCCATTAGGTCCAGAAGGTATTCAGGCAGAATTCTCTGCTAATGTGAGTGCTGCTGGAACAATAACATCTGTTGATGTTATTGCAAGTGGTAGAAATTTCTTACCAAATCAATCATTTGATGTTTCTATATCAGGAACTGGAAGTGCACAACTTGAAGCAGACACAGATCCTATTTTATATACTGTGGCTGTTGCAAGTGAACCAACAGATGTTGGATTAACAACTATAACATTTAATGAATTTGTTCCTTATGCTGTAAATAGTGGAACAGACATTGAACTCTTTAGAATTAGTCGTATCATTACTAGTTCTCATTCATTTGAATATATTGGTGCTGGTACTGATATAAATAAAGCGAACCCCTTCCAAGGGGGTGTACCTAAACCCGAAAATGAAGTCATTGCGATAAATGGAGGACAATGCCCATTCACGAGTACCGATCAAAAAGGTAATTTTAGAATTGGTGATGGATTAACTGTAGATCAAACAACTTCAACTATTCGAGGAAGAGATTTTAACCGAGCAATTCAAGCCCAATTAACACCATTAATACTAGCGTTGAGATAATATGGCAATAGCACCAGTCAATAAGTTTTTATCTGTTATGGTTCCTGTAGCACCAGGAGAACAGAAATTGTATGAGGTTCCTACAGGAACTTCTGCGTTAGTATTGTATGCTCAAGTTGCTAATGTTGGTGTAGGTACATATCCAACAGTTACTTTTATTCAGAGAAGAGAATCTAGAAGTACAGGACTTACAAGGGATATAAGAGTTATAAAAGATGTAGAGATTCCACCTAATGATGGTGTAATTTTAGTTGATGGTAGAATGGTATTGGAAAAAACACCATTAGTTATAGATAGAATTTATGTACAAGGAACGCAAAGTGGTGTAAGTACGATTACAGATGTTTCTTATTGTGAACCATTAGGACTTGCTACAGTTACAACAATGGATGCTCATGGTTTTAGTGCTGGTGAGCAAATAACCTTAGGTGGAATTGCATTTACATGTTCAAATAATAATTCAGGTATTACAACAACAATATTTCCAGATCCACAGTCATCTTATATTGTAGAAACTGCTCCAACTACTGATGCATTTACAACTCGTGTTGGTTCTTCAAATGGTATAACTCATTTTTACAATGCAGCAATTCATAGTTTTGTTAGAGCAGATAATAATTCAATATTAGCAAATAATACAACGTATAAGACTCCTACAGATGGAAGTTATGATCCAGGAACTGGTACTTTGTCTTTGACTATTGCAAATCATGGTATTCTTGCTGGTGCAACATCACATACTCCAAATGGTGCATTTTATAATGGTGATGTTGGTATATTAACAGTAACTACAGCAGCTGCTCATGGATTTTCGACAGGTAATTTGATTAAATTTGATGATAATGCATTGACATTTACTTGTTCAATGGGATCTGGTAACAAGACATATCCAAGATCTACAGACCCTGCTAGTGGTAGATGGAAAGCTATTACTGTAGAAAGCACTACTAGATTTAATTTGGATGTAGGAAAAAGTCCTATTGTTTCATTTAATGTTTCTGATGCTGAGTATAATCCTACTGCTGGTATTTTAACTTGTACTATTGGTAGTCATAGTTTACTAGCAAATACTGCTGTTAAAATAAAAGAAGAGTCTATTAAATTTACTTGTGCACAAGATAGTAATGCATCTATAAAAGCTTATCCAAGATCTAGTGGATGTACTGGCCCTGGATGTGTAGGTGGAGCTGACCCTTCATATGATAAACCTGTTAATATTACTGCGGTAACAGACACAACAATTAGTTTAGATGTAGGTGCTTCATCTAATACAACTGTTCATACATTTTCATCGGCAGTTGCAGGTGCAATAATAAGTGGTGGTGATTATGCACATACTTATGTAAGTGCAGTAACTAATGGTATGAAGAGATCCACTGCTTATGTTGGTATTGCTACTGGTTCTATATATTTTAAATGTAGTCAAGATGGATTTGCGACTGAGCATGGATATCCCCGTGCAACTGGATCTGATTATGCAGGAGGAGCTGATCCTGCACATAATACTAATTTAAATATTATTGAAGCAGATACTAATACAATTAAAGTAAATGTAGGTGTATCCACTCAGGGTGGACTTGTTGCTCCACTCCAAATGGAATTTCTTGCAAGTATTCTAGAAAACAGTAATGCCTAAGTATATAAGTGGAAGAGTAAAAAGAACTCCTCAGAGTGCTTTAACGGATGATAGATATCAATATCTTGGATTAGAACAAACAGAACCAAATCTTGGTGATCCAACAGGTACTTTACCTTCTGTTCCAGTAGGACAGCAATATCAGATAGTTTCTCTTGTAAATCATCCAGGAGAAAGATATTGGGTTACAAAGAGTGGTGGAATAATACCTGGTGCTATTAGTTTATATGATGAGGGAAGTCTTGTAGGAACTGCTGATAGTATTAGTCAGGTTGATTTTCGTGGAAATGCAGTATCTGCAATTGCTACTCCTTATGTTGAAGGTGTATCAACTGGTGTTGCTGGAACTATTACCGTTAAACCACCAGGTAATAATGGAAGTGTATTATTTAAGGAAGCAAATGATTTTGCAACATCATCTAACCTTGTATTTAATACTAATGTTGGTATTCTTACAGTAGGTAATGGAATTGATATTGGAATTGGTGGAACTATTCTAACTGCAAAAACATCACCTTCAACAGGTTATCCATTAATTGGTGTAAATGAAGCAAATCCAACACAAGAATTAGATGTTAATGGTGATATTAGAATAAGAGGGACAATATATGATTACAATAATGATCCAGGTAGTCAAAGTGAAGTTTTAACTAAGGGTTCTAATGGTGTTGAATGGGTATCTCAAGGTTCAGTTACAGCAGGTGCTGGTGGAACCATATATGATGTTCAATTTCATGGTACTACAGGAGTTGTTGATGGTGCTAGTAATTTTGTCTTTAGATCTGATACTAATCGTGTAGGTATTGGTAGTACACAACCCACTAAATTATTAGATGTTTATGGGCCATCTAGGTTTAGAAGTGGCATCAGTGCTGATATGCTTTATATCACTGGTGTTAGTACTGCTCTTAATCTTATTAATGCAGATGGTGGTATAAAGGCAAATACAGCATCAGTCACTGATCTTACAACTGGACGTGTTGTAACTGTAGGAACAGCAGGTGAACTTCAAGACAGTGCTAATTTAACTTGGAATAATACTACAGGTTACTTAGGAGCTCTTAGTTTAACTGTTTCTGAGAATACTACTACTGGACAATTAAATGTAACTGGAATTACTACGATTGGTAGTGTAAAGATAAGTTCAGATACAGTTACTACAACTTCTGGAAATTTAAAATTAAATTCTACTAGTGGAACAACACAAGTTGATGATATTTTATTAGTAAATTCTACAATACAATCTAATGATAAAGATACTGGTGCTCTTGTAGTTGAAGGTGGTGTTGGTATAGAGAAGAATGTTAATATTGGTGGATTACTTAATGTAACAGGAATTGCAACATTAAACAGTTCTGGAGGTATTACCACAACTGGTGGTGATTTATATGTGGGTGGTACTTTATATCTTAAATACCCTTTAAATTTAAATCAGGCTAATTTTGAGAATCTTTATGTTTCTCCTGGTATTTCAACATTTAAAGGAGATGTAGAGTTTCATGGTGCTCTTGGAGTAACATCAGCTTATTGGGATAAGTCTGATAATGCACTTAAGTTTATTGATAATGCCAAAGCAAAATTTGGTACTGGTGGAGATCTTGAGATATATTATACGGATGGTGATGGATCTAATGATGGTAGTGTATTCAAGCACACAGGACCGCATGATATGCGGTTCCAAATACCTTCAGGTGCTCATGATATAGTATTTGAAAGGACTGATGGTGCTAATTTAGCAGTATATAATGCTGATAATAGTGTAGATTTACATTATAGAGGTTCTAGTGGTGCTGGTAGGAAATTTCAAACTTCTGGAATTGGAGTTACTGTAATTGGACAATTAGATGCTACTAGTGCTGTTCTTTCTGCTGCTTTAACCGTTGGTGGAGATACAAATTTAAATGGTAATGTAGTTCTAGGTGATGCAAATACTGATAATATAACTGTTAATGGAGAATTTAATTCAAATCTTATTCCTGATGTAAACGTTACCTATGATTTAGGTAGTGATGCTCGTAGATGGCAAACTGTTTATGCAAGAAATATTGAGGGATTAACTAATTTAGATATTGAAAATTTATATGTAAGTGGTATTGCAACATTTAAAGATGATGTGCAGTTTCATGGTACTGCTGGTGTTACATCTGTTTTCTGGGATAAGTCAGCAGACACTTGGACATTCTATGATCATGTTAAAGCAAAATGGGGTAATTCTGGAGATTTAGAAATATATCATGATGAAGATAATAGTATTATAAGTGATGTTGGGACAGGTAGATTAAAGATTCTTGGTAGTAATGTAGATATTGATGCATCTAGTGGAGTAGATTTAAAACATAATGGTGTTAAAGTATTTGAAACTCTTGGACTTGGTGTTACTGCCATAGGTAATATCGCAGCTAATTCATCTAGTATATCAGGAATTGCTACCTTTGAAGGTGCAGTTCATGATAGTACTAAGAGTGCTGGAAGTAGTGGATGGCTTTTAAGTTCATTAGGTGCCTCTGGAACACAATGGGTAAGTCCAGGATCTATATCAGTAGAAAATGCAGAGAAGGTTAGAGTTACTTCTAAGAGTGATAATAATACTTACCATCTAACATTCGTTGATGATACAACAACTAACTATCAAGGAATTAATGTTGATAATGATAGTTTAACTTGGAATGCATCAACTAATTTATTAACTGCTCAAAAGTTTAAAGTAGAATCAATAGAAGAATGGGGTTCTGTTGATACTGGACAAAATGAACAGGTTATAACAGCAGATGGTTCTGGTGGGTGGACATGGAAGGATAATACAAGTGGTGGTATTGGAACAGTATTTGTAAAACAATATACCAAGGCATCTGGTTCATCAATAGCACCTTTTGTTCCTGATGCTGTTGAAAGAACTTGTACTTCTTATATCACAGTTGATACTACTACAGCAGGAATTTCTACTATTGGTATTGGAGAAACGAGTAATGCTTATGGTAACCATTGGCTTCAAAGTGATGATCCTACTTCTGTTGCAGGTGGTAGTTTAACTGTTTGTGATGGTGATTTATGGTATGATACAACTCCTGCTGGTGGTGGATCTCCAGGTAGTTATATAACTGGTATAACCATTAAGGATGAAGGTGGTGCATTAACAACTCTTGCTCAAACTTTAAATTTTGTAGGTGGCAATGTAACTGCTAGTGGAACAGGAATAGAAAAAACAATTACAATTTCTGGTGCTGCTGGAAACCCAGCTGGATCTGATACTCAAGTTCAATATAATAATGGTGGCACTGCCTTTGGTGGAATGGCTGAACTTACTTATAATGATTCCACTGGTGATATAACTCTTGCAGGTGCAAACTATAATACTATTTGGGATAAGTCTGCGGATGCATTGGAATTTCAGGATAATGCAAGAGCTAACTTTGGTACTAATAATGATTTACAAATATCTCATACTAATGATCTTTCTGGACAAAATGATTCTGAAGGAACTAGTATTCTTGATGGTGGAGATTGGTGTTCATTAATAAAAGAAGCTGGCACAGGTCCATTCATATTTAAGACAGATGGTGGACCTGGAACAGGAGCATATCAATTCTATGATACAAGTTGGAGACCAATACTCAAATTATTCAGTGGTACTAGTGCAAGGGCTGCTTTATATTGGGGTGGAGTAGAAAAATTAATTACTGATACAGCTGGTATTTCTATTACTGGTGGAATTAAAGATAAGGATGGAGATTTAGGAACTGCAGGACAAGTTTTAAGTAGTACTGGTACTCAATTAAATTGGATTGATGCTACTAGTGGTTCATCTACATTAGCTGGACTTACAGATACAGCAATTACTTCTGCTACGAAGAATGATATGTTATTATATGATGGTACATCAACTAAGTGGGACAATGTACCTAGTGGTGTTGCTAATGTTAAACTTTATGGTGCAGTAGGTGATAATGCCACTGATGATACAGCAGCAATTCAAGCAGCAATAGATTCTTTATCTGGTGGAACCTATGATGGTGGTGTTGTATATTTTCCTCCTGGTATATACAGAATTAGTAGTGCTCTTTCAATAGATAGTGCAGATAATTCTATTACTCTAAAAGGTTGTTCTACTCATTTCCCACTTGGTGGAGATGGATCTCTTATTAGATCAACAAGTACAACTGCTAATGGTATTGAGATAACTAATTCACTTTCAGTATCTATTCAAAATTTACGTATTGATACGAGTGTTACTAAAACAGATGGAATTGCTATTGATTGTGAATCAAGTACTGATATACAGGGAATAACTATAGATCAAGTTTATATTAATGGTTTCTGTAAGGGAATTAATATAACTGGATATAGTGTAAGTGCTGTTAGGAATACAGAAATAAGAGCACAACCCAATTCCGCTAACAGTACATATGGAATACTGGTTGATAAGGGAAGTGATACTCGTGTAGATCAAATAAGATTCCAAAACATTATAATTGATGCTGTACATAGTGGTAGTAGTAAGCATGATTATTCTAGTGGATTCTTATTTAAGAACTATGTTAATTCTATTTGGATGTATGATTGTGCTGTATTACGTTCTAAGATTGGTATTGATTTTGATTCAACATTAGGTGCTGGTACTGCTACTACAGGTGCATTCTTTAGATTAACCAATTGTGATGTTGATCAAAATAAAGAGGATGGAGTTTATATAAATGGTGGTACTCAAATCTGGATTGATAATCCATATCTGAGTTCTAATGGACAGAATGGGTTAGAAACTGGAACTAGTTTTGGCGGAACACTCTGGATTACAAATGCAGATGCTAGAGGAAATGGATATCATGGTATTAATATTAGTGGAACTAGTGCTAAAAAGATACATATAACAAATCCACATTGTGCTGTTAATAGTACAGCTTCTAGTGATACATATCATGGTATTAATGTAGCATCAGATGCAGATGATATACATATTGTGGGTGGACAATGTGGAGGAGATGTTTATGGAACCACAACAGGTGCTACTACTAATGGTTCAATTTCTCAAAGTTATGGTATAATGTTCCTTGGTAATAATCACAAACGCATACAAATTAGAGGTGTTGATTGCACTGATAATAATTCTGGAGCAATAGGATGGCAGACATCAGGTGATAACGTAACTGCTGGTTCCTATAACTGGATTCAGTATGTTGCTGGATACTCTACTGGACAAACTACATTCCCTTAATAAATAGACAAAAGATATAAATTATGGCTTTAAAGGTAAGAAAAGATGGTGCTTGGGTAACTGTTGCCGATGCTGGCATCAAGGGAATAAAGGGCCAAAAAGGTATTAAAGGTAATAAAGGTAACAAAGGTAATAAAGGTATTAAGGGTATTCCTAGTACTGTAAAGGGTAACAAAGGTAATAAGGGTAATAAAGGTAATAAGGGTGCAGCTAGTACTGTAAAAGGTAATAAGGGTAATAAAGGTAATAAAGGTAACATAGGATTAAAGGGTATTCCTGGTACTGCAGCTGCTAAAGGTGAAAAAGGTAATAAGGGTAATAAAGGTAATAAGGGTAATAAAGGTCAGAAGGGTCTTCCTAGTACTGTAAAAGGTAATAAGGGTAATAAGGGCAACAAAGGTAATAAGGGTGCAGCTAGTACTGTAAAGGGTAACAAAGGTAATAAAGGTAACAAAGGTTTTGGTGATAAAGGTGCTAAAGGAAATCCTAGTACTATAAAAGGTAATAAGGGTAACAAAGGTAATAAAGGTTTTGGTGATAAAGGTGCTAAAGGTGCCGTTGGTACAGGACTTAAAGGTAATAAGGGTAACAAAGGTGCTGTAACAGCAAAAGGTAATAAGGGTGCTAAAGGTAATAAAGGTGCCTTTAAGGGTAATAAAGGTAAGAAGGGTGAAAAGGGTTCTGTAGTAGCAAAAGGTGTTAAAGGTAATAAAGGTACTAAAGGTAATAAGGGTTCTGTAGTAGCAAAAGGTACTAAAGGTAATAAAGGTAATAAAGGTGCCTTTAAGGGTAATAAAGGTAAGAAGGGTGAAAAGGGTGATGTAGAAGCAAAGGGTAATAAGGGTAATAAGGGCAACAAAGGTCCTAGTACTGTAGATACAAAAGGTAACAAGGGTAATAAAGGTAACAAAGGTGCCTTTAAGGGTAACAAAGGTAATAAAGGTAATAAGGGTAATGTAGAAGAAAAAGGTAATAAGGGTAATAAGGGTAACAAAGGTAATAAAGGTATTAAGGGTACTAGTGCTCCTGCGACTGGGCAAATCGTACAACATATGATTCTGTTGTGGGATACTGCAAACGGATCAATTCCAAGTGGATTTAGTGCTTTGGCTGGTCAGGCAGATAAATTTGTTCTTGGTGCTGGAGGTAGCATTAATAGTGGTGGTTATGCAGATGCTTGTATACTAGGGCATTTCCATGCAGGAGATACTAAGTATAGTGGAAATCATGGACATAGGGTTGTATATAGTACTGACACTGATCCAGGTAATTTCGATTCTACTGGTGGTTTTGTTATTGAAGATGGACCGATGACTGCAGAATCTGGTTTTGCTGGTGAGGCTTCTGGTTCCCCACCAAGAGGACAGCAAGTTCAGAGAGCTTCTGCTGGAGATGCAGTTGATGCTGTTGCTGAATTAGGAAGACATTATCATACCTTACAAACTTGGGGTGAATTATATGATAATAATCAATGGAATCCTACAGCAACTTATTTAAGTTGGCCTAAGATTAAGGATAGAGGTTCAGGAGTTGATAACCAAGCACTTACTAGTGATCCAACAGGACGTAACATACCACCATATATCAAATTAACTTATATCAAGAAGGATTGACATATTAGATCTCGTATGATATAATACCGAAAAGTATGAGAGTATCTTAATGGATGATGATACAGTATTGGGAATTGTAATTGATTTATGTTCTCGTAGATTCTTATTATTGAGTGAAGAAGGACAGAAAAAAGTAGTTACTTGTGAAGATACTGATCAGTTTATGAGAGTATTGAAAGTATGTACTGATAAATTAGATGAGTCTCAAATTAAGTATGAAGATCTTTCTTTGCGAGATGTGTGATGATAAATGATAGATTACATATAATTGATAATTTTTTAAGCCCAAAAGAAGCTGATTTAGTAGAATTTACTTTAGGTAGAAATAGTCGAACTGATGCCTTTCCTTGGTATTGTTCTAAAATTGATATGGACACTAAAGAATTGGATAATTTTCAATTTGTTCATTCATTCTATAAAAGTCTTTCAATGGAGAAAAAAGATAATGGTAAATATAATAATCTTTTAAATCTATTTTTATTTAAAATACTTCCTTTTGCTCTTGTTAGAATTAAAGCAAATTTAGTACCAAGAACACCTAAAATAAAAAAACATGCATTACATGTTGATTATCCATTTCTTCAACCAAATCTTCAAACTGGCATTTATTATGTAAATGATAATAATGGATATACTGAGTTTGAAGATGGTACTAAAGTTGATTCTGTAAAAGGACGTTTCATTGTTTTTCCTACTTCTATGAAACATACTGGTACTACATGTACTAATAAAGTTTATAGATGTGTTATTAATTTTAATTTTATTGCAAATTTAGAACCATCTTGTCCCTTAAACCAGTTGATTTTAAATCAACTAACAAAAGAGGAGAAGATTAACCCTACTAAATAGAAACATAGAAATATTTTGGCCGATATAAGAAAATGCCTCTTAATAGATTAGAGAATTTTATCAAGAACATTGAAGGAAGGATACTTTATGTTAATCCTAACGATCTTGATTCTACAGACAGTATAAACAATGATGGTAATTCGTTAGCACAACCATTTAAGACGATTCAGAGAGCACTGATTGAAGCAGCGAGATTCTCTTATCTGACAGGTAAAAATAACGATTATGTAGAAAGAACAACTATACTTGTTTATCCTGGCGAACACCCGATTGATAACCGTCCAGGATTTGCATTAAAGAAAGATCCAAGTGCACCAACTACTGCAAAGGTTGTTGCTCCTGGTGGTGGAGAATCGTCGGCACAAGATACTCTTTCCTTAAATTTAACATCTAATTTTGATATAGATCAGAAAGATAATATTCTATACAAGTTTAACAGTATACATGGTGGAGTTATAGTACCTAGAGGAACTTCTATTGTTGGACTTGATTTACGTAAAACTAAAGTTAAGCCAAAATATGTTCCAAACCCAATAGATCCTGACGTTCCATATTCAGCAATCTTTAGACTTACTGGTGCATGTTATTTCTGGCAGTTTTCTCTTTTTGATGGACAAGATAAAGTATATACAAGTAACACAAGTTTCGATGGTGTAAACGATACTTCTGTACCTACATTCTCTCACCATAAACTTACATGTTTTGAATATGCTGATGGTGTGAATATTGCAGAGGGATATGAACTTACAGATCTCGACATGTATTATGCGAAGTTATCCAACGCATTTAATGAAGCTGCAGATACTAAAGTTATTCCTGATAGTGAAAAGTATCCAATAAATCCAGATGGTTTTGCAAAGAGAAGACCTGAATTTGAAATTGTTGGTGCATTTGCAGAAGATCCTATTAATATATCAGATATTTACTCTGGTGATGGTAGGACTCCTTCTCCACTTATTACAGTTACAACTGAAAAACCACATGGTTTAAATCAGGGAACTCCTATTAAAATTAAAAATGTAACTAAAGCACCAGCAACAGCTTTAGCATATAATTCATCTTCTGTAGTTCAACAAGTTCTTAGTGCTACTCAATTCACATATTTAATATATGGAAGTACTTCAGGATTACCTGCTAGTGTTCAATATGAAGGAATTGATGTTTCTAATGCAACTGTAACTGTTGAGACTGATACTGTAGATGGTGCATCTCCTTATATCTTTAACTGTTCATTGCGTTCAGTTTATGGTATGAATGGAATGAATGCTGATGGTAGTAAGGCAACTGGTTTCCGTTCAATGGTTGTTGCCCAGTTTACTGGTATTTCATTACAGAAGGATGATAGAGCATTTGTAAAATATAATAAACAAACTAGAGCATATGATGGTGTTTCTCTCAGTACTATTGTTTATGGTAGTGAATTATCAGCACAGTCTGCTCAAGCTGATGCATCTCAAGTTTACCACTTAGATTCTGATGCAATTTATAGACAAGGATGGGAAACTGCTCACGTTAAAATTACTAATGATGCTATTCTTCAGATAGTTTCTGTGTTTGCTATTGGATTTAATAGACATTTCTGTGCAGAATCTGGTGGTGATGCCTCTATAACAAACTCTAACTCTAACTTTGGTCAGTTATCATTAAGTTCTGATGGATTTAAGAAAGAAGCGTTTGATAAGGATAATACTGCACTTATTACACAAATAATTACTCCAAAATCAATCCCTGATACTTATTCGGGAGATACAAATAAGATTGCTTGGTATGAGATTGACACTGTAAAAACTGCTGCTGTTGGTATTTCTAGTCATCTTTATTTGTATAATTGGGATAATGAAGATGAGAAACCTACTTCTGTAGTTGCTGGTTATAAAATTGGTGCTAATTTAAATGATACATTATATGTTCCATTAGGAAAAGTTGGTTCTTACGTGAAAGGATCTGTTACTGGTTTCACGACAGAAACAGCAGAAATCCGTATGACTGACAGTGCCAATGGTGCTGTATCTACTGGAAGTAGTATTTCGGTAAAACGATATAAAGTAACTGTTGGTCCTGTTAATAGTGTACTTACGATTGGTGCTCATGGAATACAAAATGGTGAAAGTATAAGAATCTTTAGTGATGATGCAGATCTCCCTGAGAATGTAGAAGATCATAAACTTTATTATTGTATTGATAAGGGAGATAATAATACAATAGAATTAGCAGCTTCATTATCAGATGCTTTGAATGGCACAAAGGTAACAATTTATGGTGGAACAAATCTTTGGATAGAAAGTAGAGTTCATGATAAAGATTCTGGCGATCTTGGTTCACCAATTCAATTTAACTCTAGTCAACACACTTTTACTAGACGGGTTGCACGAGATAATGGAGAAATCGTTTCTCAGTCAGTAACTGAGACTGCTGGATGGTATGTACATACTGAACCTGGTAGTCAAGCAAGTAATTATGAAGGAAGTCCTGCTTATAAGAATATTAAAGCTGGAACTACTACAATTCCTGAACCACCAGGAGTATCTAAAATTTCTTATATTAGAAGAACCGAAGATTCTCGTTCTTTAGATGATAAAATCTATAAGATGCGTGTTGTTGTTCCTAAGGAAGTAAAGAATGGAAAGAATCCAGAAGAAGGATTTATTATTCAAGAATCTAGTACCACGGGATATAGAGATAATAATGATCCTACTAAAACATCTATAACTTCTGAAGATTGGAATTATGATAGAAATCCAAGATTTATTAGTACATGTAGTGTATCATCTAATTTAGTTACTGTTGTATCTGAATTGCCTCATAATTTACAAGTAGATGATAAGGTTACTATTAAGAGTGTAACTAGTACTTCAAATATAGCTGGTGCAGGTAATTCTGGTTATAATGGTTCATATAGTGTTACTGAGATTATTGATTCTACTACTTTTAAACATTCAACTACTGATGTAGAAGGTGTAATTCATAATGTAGGTACATTTACAAATGATGTAACAACTAGAACTACTGATACACCAAGATTTGAAGTTAGTGATATTAAAAATAACTACTATGTTTATAGAAATGAAACTATAACTCCTTATATTGAGGATATTCAGGATGGTATTTACCATTTATTTGTTGTAAATGCTGGTAATAAAGTACCTGTTGAATTTACAGCAGAAGATGTTAGTCAAAGAACAAAAACTCTCAAATATAGTCAGAATGTAGAAGATCTTTATCCTCAACTTGATAGAGATAATAGTGATGATAATCCAGATGCATCAAAATCATTTGCAAAGAGAAGTCCATTAGGTGATGTTTCTACTAATTACTTAAAAGATAGTATAACAAGAGAGACTACTGATGAGTTCCTTAAAGATTTTGGTTATGGACATTTAATCAGTTCTGTAGTTGATAATGGAACTACTGCCGATATTACATTTGATAGAGGACATAATTTTGATGGAATTGTAGAAGGAGTTATAACTCCTGGTAGTAATCAACCAAATGGTACATATCGTAATGTAAAACTTCTTCAAAATAATCCAGATCCAGCTGTTAATCCTTCTGCTAACTGGTATGGTGCAACTGCAAATGTAGTTATTGCTGGTGGTGCAGTAACTAGTGTTGAGATATTGGATCCAGGTGGTGGTTATTCTAGCCTTGGTAATAGCACATCTTTGTATTTTGATAATACAAGATTTGTTAATAGTGGAGGAACTACAGCAAGATATACTATCACTAAGACTGGAACTGATAGAGGTATTGCTGATAGTTCTGGATTGGTAGTTCAAGTAACTGGTGATGGAACTACTAATGATGGATATTATAGGATTCTATCTGTATCTAATAATAAGACTATTAAAGTTACAAAGAATGCTGCAGATCACTCACCCGTTATAGGACAATATGTATATGCTGTAGCTCCATCAGTAACAATAAGTTCTATAAGTGGTGATTGGACACAAGATAATAAATTAATTACAATTAATACTTCTTCTGCTCATGGATTAGTTGCTGGAAATTCATTCCGAGTAATTAAGAATTCTGATGATAGTAATCTTGGAGATTATGTAGTTAATGAACGTATAGATTATGATACCTTTACTGTAAAGACTGGAACTGATATAAGAACTACTGCTGCTAGTGGTAAGATTTATAAACTTGGAATGGGTGCAAACAATGCACGTTCTGATAAAGATGGTGAGAATATTGGTAGTAGGGGATTGTCAATTTATGGTAATGAATATCTAACACTAAAAGAGGATATTACTCCTTCTGATACTGCATTCAAAGTTCTTCTACCAAATTCTGGTATAGGTACTATGACTAGGTTCCCATTAGGAACTTATATTCAGATTGATAATGAAATAATGAGAATTTCTGCATCAACTCTTGGTGGATCTAGTGGTGATGAAATAACTGTAATTCGTGGTGTATTGGGTACTTTAATACCTAATGCAGATTCAAATGGATACAGTCATTTAGAAAATGCAATAATTAAAAAGATTGAACCAATTTCTATTGAGTTCCGTAGACCGTCTATCTTACGTGCATCTGGACATACATTTGAATATGTTGGATATGGTCCAGGTAACTATTCAACTGGTTTACCTCAGGTTCAAGTTAAATCACTTAGTGAAAGAGAGGAATTCTTAGTTCAGTCACAAGAAAGATCTTGTGGTGCTGTTGTTTATACTGGTATGAACAATAGAGGTGATTTCTATATTGGTAATAAGAGAGTTAGTTCCGCAACAGGACAAGAAAAAACATTTGATGCTCCTGTTCCAACTATAACTGGTGAAGATCCTTCAAGTTTGAGTGTTATTTTTGATGAAGTAGTTGTTAAGCAAAGGATTCTCGTAGAGGGTGGTGCTTCTAATAAAGTACAATCTCAGTTTGACGGTCCTGTTACCTTCAATGCTGATGTTCAGATGAATGGTAACTTAAACGTTCTGGGTAATCAGACCGTTGATGGTGATACCATTATGAATGGTACAGTTAAGTATGAAGGTGGGTTGGAAGTTGATAGTAAACTTCAACTGTCAGATAATGCATTAATGACATTGGGTGATAACAAGGATGCATTCTTTGTTCATGATACAAACCAAATTGTAGGTGCTGGAATTAGTCATACTTTTATTGGACTGACTAAACAGGAACCTGCTGCTGGAGATTTCAAAATAGTTAGAGAATTTGATATTAATAATAAAACAGATTATGATACAGTAATTGATGTTTACAGAGATCCATCTGCTAATGCTGGATTTGCTGTAAGTGTAACTGGTAATATTGATGTAGATGGAACTGTAGTTGATAATGGTGCAACTCATGATGGAGATGTGAATTTCACTGGTGATTCTTATAATGCACTATGGGATAAGTCTACAGACTCACTTCACTTTAATGATAATGCAGAAGCAACCTTTGGTAATACTTCAGCTGATCCTGATTTAGAGATTTATGCGAATGGTACTAATTCGGTAATACATCATACCTTAAACTCTGGTAAGCTTGAAATAAAATCTAATAAGAGTATTGATCTTAACTCTTATGGGTTTACTGCTATTAGAGCAGTAGGTGATGCGGTATCTGCGGCTACATTGTACTTTAATGGTGGTGAGAGACTAACTACTAATGCAGCAGGTGTAAATATTACAGGTGAATTAACATGTACTGGTGATATTACAGCATTAACATCAGATATTCGACTTAAAACTGATATTGAATCTATTGATAGTCCTTTAGATAAAGTATGTAAAATCTCTGGATTTACATACAAACATAATGAAACTGCTAAAGTTGAATGTAATATTGATACAGGAGATCAAAGATTTGTTGGTGTTTCTGCTCAAGATGTTCAACAAGTATTACCAGAGGCAGTTAAACCTGCACCAAGTAATGATAATTATTTGACTGTTCAATATGAAAAATTAGTCCCACTTTTAATTGAGGCGATTAAAGAACTTAAGGATGAGGTTGATGAACTAAAAAGAGGTAAGTAATCAATGGCATTACAAGCATCAGGTGCAATAAAATACTCTGAAATTGAAGCAGAGTTTGGTAGATCTTTTTCTGCTGTAGGTGATAATTGGACTAGAGTTTTTGGACCAGCATATGATGATTCTTATTTTGAAACTTTTAATGATTATAACTTTGGAGATGGTAATTATGTCAAATTACCTGGAACTTGGAATGAAACTTTTGATGGATATTCTGCTTCTCAAGGAAATTATGTAAAGAAGGAACCAACCTATAGTACAATTTACGGTCCAGCATATGTTGCAGGGCAAAATTATCTTAAATTTTTTCAGGGTGTATTTACTGTTGTTTATGAGGGAGTAGAAATAGGAACTCTTACTACTGCTTATTTAATAGTTGGTAATAGAAGATACTCTGGAGGAATGATTGCAGAAGATAATGGTAATACTTGGCAGAATCCTTCATATTATGAAATAAAGGTTGAAGAATTAGTTGATACTTATAATTATTACGATGCTTTTTCTCTTGTTGCAAGTACAACAACTCCTGGTGAAACAATTACTGTTGGGTTAACCCACCGATATACTATGGGAAGTGTTAATACTGGTGCAGGATGGATTACAATTTACGGTCCAGCATATGTTGCAGGACAAAATTATCTTAAATTTTATCAAAATGTATGGACTGTTGTTTATGAGGGAGTAGAAATAGGAACTCTTACTGGTTCTTTTTTGACTGTCGGTAACAAAAGATATTCTGGTGGAAATATTGCAGAGAATAATGGAAATAGTTGGCAGAATCCTGACTATTATGAAATAAAGGTTGAAGAAGCTCCTTATTATAATATAAAAATAGAAGAATTTGGTCCAGATGCAACTAATGGTTCATATACTTTTTATTATGGTGGTTCTGAAATAGGAACAGTAGTTGCTTCAGAAGGTGATTCTATTGTATTACCTTCAGAATTGGGGGCAACATTTGGTAATATAAGATATAGAGTAGGTGAACTACAAGAGTCGTGGGTTACTAATAATTATTATGCAGTAATAGTAGAAAAAAATCCAAAGAGTTACGTTAGATATTATCAAGGTGTATTTACTGTTGTTTATGAAGGAATTGAATATGGACAATATACTGGAGCTTATTTGTATGTTAATCAGTACAGATTTTCTGGTGGAAGTCTCGCAGTAGATAATGGAAATACTTGGACTAATCCTTCATATTATCAATTAACAGTGGACGAGACTGAGACTAAATGGAGTCTTGGTAATTATAGAATGGATGATGGTTCAACATATGGTGGTATAAAGATGCCATTAGATTATCTCGCAGGAGCATTGAAAGATACTGATATTCCATTTAAACCAGATCCAATTAAATTTAGTAATTTTTATAATGCTAGATTGAATGTAATTGTTGATTATTATAGTAATCCTACTATTCCTGAAAATAGACCTGAAAATGGTGTAACTAGGTATACTGATCCTACAAGAACTACTGTAGTTGGACAGTTTCTTCAGAGACCTGTTTCTACAACTGGAAAAGCAGTTCGTATGGTTATTGGTAAAGATATAGGATCTGCATTAGCAGATGAAGATGGACAAGGAGATAAATGTGCAATTAGAACTGGTTCTTCTTGGGATACTGATACTAAACTTAGAATTGATGTCGGACCATCAGGAAGAATATTAGGTGGTGGTGGAAAAGGTGGAAAAGGACATCATCAAGAAAAGCAAGAGGATAGTAATTTTCCTCAAGGTAAAGGTAGAGATGGTACAAGTGCATTAGGTATTGAATATGAAGGAACTGATAATACTATGGTAAGTGTTGCAGAAGGTGGAGTCATTCGTTGTGGATTCGGTGGAGGTGGAGGTGGTGGATGTGCTTATGAATCTGAGAAGCCAGGATTCATGGGACGTAACACCGAAGTTTTCATAACTGTTGGTGGAGGAGGCGGCGGTGGTGCTGGACTTCCTTTTGGAAATGCTGGTATTAAGGGTGATAGAGATCCAGATTATGGATGTGGTGACCATGCTGGAGGTGGGTATGGTTACCCTTGTACTGGAACTGATGGAGATCCTGGTACTATAAGTGAAGCTGGTGAAGGTGGTGAAGGTGTTACTGGAGTTAGTGATATGGTAGGTGGTGATGGTGGTGATGGTGGCTGGACTGGTGGTACTCCTCAACATGGAGCTGCTGCTACTGGTGGTGGTAAGGGTAATAGTAGCGGTGGTGGACCTGGTGCTAATGGTGCTGCTATTAGACGCACGGCTGGATTAACTATTACTATAACTAATAATGGAACCATAACTGGTGATCAAACGGCAACTGGAGTTGCATAAATAACTAAAAATCTAATGGCATAGATTATAGATGGCGAATATCAGAAAGACATTTAATTTTCGGGAAGGAGTAAAAGTTGACGACAACGTTTTAGTTGTTGCAGGAGAGCGAGTAGGTATTGGAACCACTGTCCCTTCACAAGTTCTCGATGTTCGTGGAAGAGTAACAATAACTGGAGATGTTGATTATAGTAATTCAGTAACAACTGGTATCTCGACATTTGCTGAAGTAAGATTAGGAACAGGAGTTACGATCTCGTCCTTAAGTGGGATAATAACTGCTACAAGTTTTTATGGTGATGGTTCTAATTTAGATAATATACCTACCTCTCAATGGGGAAGCGTTGCTTCAGGAATTACTACAGAAGGTTCGGTGGGTATTGGAACTACAAATCCACAAGCTACTCTCCAAGTAGGTACTGATGGTGTAACAATAGATGGACTTACAGGTAATGTTAACTCTACTGGTATTATAACTGCTAGTACTTTTGTTGGTAGTTTGACTGGTTATGCTACTACTGCTACATTAGCATTAGGAATTTCTACAAATGCTTTAGTTAATATTGCAGGTGTTGTAACTGCTACGAGTTTTACTGGTGCTTTAACTGGTAATGCTGATACTGCTACTACTGCTAGTGGATTAACTACTAATGCGTCTGTGAATACTACAGGTGTTATAACTGCTACGAGTTTTAGTGGTTCTTTAACTGGTAATGCTGATACTGCTACAACTGCTACAACTGCACTAGGAATAACAACTGCATCTGATTATACAGTAGCAAATATTACTGCTGGTATAGGATCTTTTAATGCAATAGGAATAGGAACTTCAAATCCTGCTACTGATATTGAAATTATTAATTCAGATAATTCTCGTATTAGATTTGGTAGAAGCACTACGAGTAATGGTTTAATTGGATTTGGAAATACTGCTGTTGGATTCCCATATAGTAGTTCTACATCATTAGATATTGCTAATTATGGAACTGGTAACTTTAACTTCTACCTAGAAGCAGGTGGAGCAGGAGTTAGTACAGGTAATTATTATTGGCATAGAAGGGGTAATTTCTCCCGACTAATGACATTAACTAATGCTGGAACACTAGGTCTAGGTGTTACTACTCCAATTAGTACTTTACATGTAGTAGGAACTTCTACTGTAACTAGCGTAGCACATTTTGGTAATGATGTTAATGTTGCTGGAGATATAACAACATTACAATCATTGACTGCTGCTACTATAAGTCTTACGAGTTCATCTTTATCTGCTAATCTTACTGGAAATGTATATGCAGCATCAGGTGTTTCTACTTTCTCTAATTTGAAAGTAACTGGTACTGGTGTAGGTATAGGAACGGATGTTTTTGCAGCTGGTGGATTAGCTATTAATAGTGGTGATAGTACAGTTTATGTCACTCAAGACGGACATGTTGGAGTACAAACTAATAATACTGCGTTTGATGGTATTGACGCATCACAAACAACTGCTATTGTTGGTACGGTTGGTATAGGAACTACAGTTCCATCATCAGTAGCTGATTTTGGTAATGCAGGTTTAGTTGGTATTGTAACTACTAATAGGTTTATAATACCGCCTAAGTTAACAAACACTCAGAGAGGGCAAATTGCAGCTCCTCAGGCAGGTGCTTTGATATACAATACCAATGCAAATAGGTTACAATTCTATACTGGTACTGAGTGGTTAGGAATAGCAACAGCAGCACTGTAAATCTTAATTTGTATAACTAACTCTGTTAGGATTGTAGGACAGGCTTTAAGTGAAATTAAAAAAACCATTAGTCCATATGCGACTACATCAATGTCAATTCTTTTATTGGGATCCACGTATAGATCCTAGAGAACCAGAATATGAACCACCAAGTCCCCCTTCACAAGGGGGATTTTTTATGATATAATATAATCATGGGAAAGAATTTTAGTGCTAATAACACTACAGACAGAAGAAAACAAACGGATTTCTATGAGACACCTTACAGTCTTACTAGAAAGTTTCTTGATGTAGAGGAGTTTGATAAGTCTTTAGGTGTATGTGAACCTGCATGTGGTAAAGGAGCTGTAAGTAAAGTTCTAAAAGAATATTGGAATAAAGATCTCGTAACTGCATATGATCAAGAAGTAAATTTCTTATGGGAAGATGGTTTTTATGATTATATTATTACAAATCCACCATTTACTATTGCATCCGAGTTTATTAGTAAAGCAAAAAGAGTAGCAACAAAGAAGTTTGCATTTCTCTTACCATTATCATATTTGCATGGGAAGAAGAGATATGATGAGATATACTCAGACAGAGAGTACGGACTCAAGAAAGTATATGTCTTCACTAGGTATCCCATGTTAGGTGAAAAATTAAGAGAAGATGGCAAGTATAAAACTGGAATGATGGTGTATGCTTGGTTTGTATGGGAGAATGGACATTCTGGTTTACCTATGATAGACTGGTTGGACAACAACGAGGATGTTCTCTCCAAAAAAGATATGAAAAAAACAGAGGGGTTGACAGATAATCCATTGAGTGCTATACTAGACGCATAAATCAATTTCATCATGGCATTTTCTACAATTATTGAGGTTCCTCTTTTAAAAAGAAATTTTGATATAGAGCAGTTGAAAAACTTAAGTCCTATACCAGAAGGTGAAGGTATTTCATTTGAAGAGTGGGCAATCTTAGATAAAGATGAAGTTTTATCTCATACAATGGCAAGAGAACTTGGTATTGTACTTCAAACCAGAACTGGTAAAGCAATATTTCCTGAGACTATCAATGAAATTGCTGATGATATTGAGAATGGAAAAGGATATAATTATCGCTTACCTCAACCTTCTGTTTCAGTCTTAGAAACTCCTATTATTGGAACTGATGGGAAAGAAAAGAAATATGCAGTTAGAAATGGTAATAATAGATATGAGTTACCTTATCAAGAATATCCTTGTGCTATTATCTCAGGAGAAGAATACGATCTTTTAAGATTTGGATGTACTGAAAACAATCCTGATACTTGGAGTAAAAAGAATGACAATACTGAAGATGATGTTAAAGCAATGATTCAGATTGGATTTGAATGTGGTAAGATAGAAAAGAATGAAAATGCAGTTAGAGCAGAATTGGAAAAAAATTATCCAAAAGTTCGTAATAGATCAAGAGATAGATTTATTTCAGAAATACTTGGTACTGTTGGTGTGAAAGTATCTTTCCAACCTTATAATAAGAAAACTATCGCAACTCATTTGGATGAACATTTCAATTTAGAATTGGGAGATGATAAAGATAATAAAATATTAAGAGTTACAAAGGGATGGGGTCGTCCTATGGATGATTTAAGAAATACTGTTGATATTTTAAAACAATGTATTGATAAAGATTATAATGGTTGGGATGTAGAAGTTTATTCTCATTTAAGTATGGGTGAGGGTGTTACTGAAGATCCTAATGAAACTAATGCTGCTAGATTACGCATGGAGGATGAACAATACATACTGAAGTTTATAAGAGAAACTTGTATTCCGATTGTTGATAAGTTTCGTGCAGGTACACTTAAACTTCCTACTTTTCATTGGGTTGCTCAAGTTAATGGAAAGGAAAAATTGAATGAATTTCATTAAACCACTTCCATAACTGTCACATAACCCCCGAAAGGGGGTTTTTTTATGCTATAATATATTCAACTGAGAAACATTAATGCCTTTACGTCCACATCAAGTTAATGCTCTGGATGCAATGGCAAATCATTCTAAGGGGCAGGTTATCGTTCCTACAGGTGGTGGCAAAACCATGTGTATGATAGAGGATGCTAAGAAAACATTCAATACTACTGGTGTATTCCGCAGTGGTTTGGTTGATGGTGCAACTATTGTTGTAGTAGCACCACGCATATTATTGGCAGAGCAACTATCATCTGAATTTTTAGAATTAATTGATAATGCTAGTGTGATGCACGTTCATAGTGGTGAAACATCACATCATTCTTCAACTAATATATGGGACATTTATTGGTGGCATAAGTACACCCAAGGCAATAAGATAATATTTACTACTTATCATTCACTTGATAAGGTTAAAAGATCTACCATTGATGTAGATACCATTTATTTTGATGAGGCACACAATAGTGTTCAACGAAACTTTTTCCCTTCTGTGGAACATTTTGCAACTGTGGGTTCTGACAGGTGCTTTTTCTTTACTGCTACTCCTAAGCATAGTCTTACTCCTTTCAAAGCTGGAATGAATGATACTGGAGTATATGGTAATGTTATATGTCAAGTTCCAGCTCCTGAGTTAGTTAAGCAAGGTTATATTTTACCACCTAAAGTAGAAGTATATCAGTCACGTTTACTCAACAAGCATGAGTTAGTTGCTGATGTTGATTGTGAGCAGATGATTGATTCTATTGATAATTTAGAGAAAGACAAGGTTCTTATCTGTGCTAAGTCAACTAAGCAGATTGTAAATTTAGTATCACAGACTGACTTCTGTTGCCAGTTGAGAGAACGTGGTTATAATTGGATGTATATTACTGCTAAGACTGGTGCAGTAATCAATGGTAAGAAGGTTAGTAGAGATAAGTTCTTTGAGTTATTGAATAGTTGGGGTAAGGATGATTACACTAAGTTTGTAGTTCTACATCATAGCATCTTATCTGAGGGTATCAATGTAAATGGACTTGAGGCAGTTCTATTCTTGCGTTCTATGGATTATATTGGTATTAGTCAAACGATAGGTAGAGTGATTCGTAAAGGTTGCGTTAACAAGGAATATGGGTTAGTATGTGTACCTGTGTACTCTAAGGTTGGTATTTCTACTGCACGAAAGGTTGAGGCAGTTGTAGATACTATCTTCAATAGGGGTGAGGCAGCAACCAGCGTTATCACAAGATGAATGAACATTTTTGTAACTAATCCCGATCCTCATAAATCTGCTACTGAACTACCTGATAAACATGTAGTTAAGATGCCATTAGAAACATGTCAAATGCTTT